AGTCAGCACTTCGTAGTCGTGCCATCATCTTTGCTTTTAAATCAGGATCGTTGAATAACTGTTGCATAGTGCAGTTCCACTCGTGACACCATGCGTTAATTAAATTGAGAGGAATAGAAGCTACCTTACGCCCAAAGGTATCTTTATCTGTTCTTCTATTTAAATTGTTGTTTGCTTCTATTTTGTTTCGTTCAAGAATCGAACTAAAGTCTTGAGTAGTACCAAATGTAATTGTATCATCATTGTTTTTAATGATATGTGTTTTAACGTCAGACATAGATACCTCAGAAAAGAAACTAGGCTACCCCGAAAGATAGCCTAGTGTGTTACTTATTATGCACCTGCTACGTCACGGATAACGCCAGAAGCCGCTTCGTTTTTAGAACACAAAGTGTATTCTACAAGCATTTGCTTCTCATCGGCATCACCTGTTTTAGCTAGATCAATGGTTTGGAAATCACGATAGTAATCTACAGACCACATGTCAGGCTGAAGAACAAGTACAGAATCAGTTAGCATGTGACGGTTTGGAACAACAGTTAACTCGCCGTAGTCAGATACGTAGATGTCAACTGCGTTTACAATAGTCTTAGGATCAACTGATTTGTATTGGTTAGCAGTACCAGTAAAGTCAGTTAGTTCTGCTTTACGAGCCGCACCACACATAATGACTGAAGGATTACCACCTTGCTCCCAAATGTCTTCAACAACTTCTGTTAGAAGGTCTTCAGTAAAGTCACGATCAGTACCTGCTGTGTAAACGTCAGTACCATCACCTGTTGGAGCCGCACCAGAACCCGCACCAACTAAACAGTTAGTACCAAGCCAAGAGTAAACAGAACCAAGCTCACGTGGGTTGTCAGTGCCGTTACCTACGTCTTGTGCTTTATCAACACCTACTAGGCTGAACTCCATATCGCGTTTTAGTTCCATACCTGCTTTAGCAAGCTGATAGGCCATTTCTGAAGCGCGACCTGCCGCATCTGCGGCTTCGTTAGAACCAGAAACGCTAACAGTTTTACTAGCAATCTGAGTGTAGTTACCAACGCGAGTAGTTGCAGAAGCCGCCGCCGCAGGAGCATCAGCACCTTCAACTTGAGCGTTGTTACCCGCAGTTGCTAAAGAGTCAACTTGCCACTCGTAGTAAGTACCGCTAGTAGAACCTTTACCTACGTTAGAGATAAAAGGAGTGTCAGTTGGAGAAATGTTGTAAATGATATCTGCAAGGTCTTCTCTAATACCTGTTGCATCATAAGTCTTATAAACTGCCATAATTAAATTTCCTTATTAAATAAAGTTAAGAGGATAAAGACAGAATGGCGTTTGCCGCATCTGTCACTTTGCCAGAGCTTTTTAGCTTTTGTCGTTGTTCCTTAACGGCGCGAGCTTTGCGTGTCTGTGCTGTAGGAGGTGAACTAGCTTTAACTTTCTTTTTAACAACAGGCTGTCGCTTCTTCTTGACAGTTGCCTTCTTGCTAACAAGTTCGTCATATAGTCTTGCCTTGTTTATTACAGATACATCACGCGCTGTCATAAGATTGGCTAAAGTGTCATCATCATATCCTTGACCTCTAGCATATTCTACGACAGACTTTTGGAACTCAGGCGAAACCCACTCAGGTAGTATCTCTGATAGCTTCGCTTGTTCCTGCTCCATCAACTTAGATCGTTGTTCTTGTTGTTGCTTGTCAGCTTGCGCTTTAGCTTGTTGAAAACCTGCAATGCTCTGACGGAGATTATCTTCAATCTCTTGAACACGTAGTTGCTGTTTTACAAATGCAACAGGATCATTTTCTTTGTCGATAGTGCCTAACAGTTCTTTAGCCTTATTAACCTCCGCTAGTTGATTCGTAGCGGCTAGTTCCATAAGTTGCAGATACTGCTGTCTCTCAGCATTAAGAGTAGACTGCAAACCTTCAAGTTCTTTAGACTCCTCTTGTAGCTTCTGGACACGCTTAGTGTAATTCTTCTCAAGTTGATATCCTTTCTTCAACTCTTCGAGATTGACTTCGTACTCTTCACCATCCACTTTAACAGTGTGCAGATCACTTTCTGTAGTCGTCTCTGGAGTTTCAGACTCTTCTTCAACTTCATCAGAATCCCCCACTTCAACGTCACCTTCGTCTTCTTCCGTTTCGACTTCGGTTTCTTCCTCTACTTCATCTTCGACTTCTGTGTCTTCGTCTTCAGTAGCGACCTCTTGAGTTTCCTCTTCGAGGGTTTCTTGCTCTAGCTCCTCTCCCTTCACTTGCTCCTCTTCGGAGGGTGTTAAAAGTTTAGCTACGGCTTCATTCATTGTAAGAGTTTCATTGACATCCACTTGGGGTAGTCTCCTATGTAGTTCTATATATGTATATTATACCATACTTTTAAGCAAATGTAAAGCTTTATTTTACTTTTTGTTGGTATTCGTAGTTTGACACGTAACCTTCAATAACATCTTCAACCATACCTACTGCTTTTTGTAAATGCCAAAGATCATCACGTTCGTCAATCTCTTGTGACTTAGCCCACGTTACAGCTATGCTGTTTTGGATATCAGAAAAGACCTCTTCTAAGAGACCTCCCCTGAGCAACTGTCGGGCTACGTCTGCTTTTCTTTCTGCATCCATTACTCACCACTCATTCTTAGTTTACTGTCACCAATACCTACTGGTCGTTTCTGTTGAGCTTCAAGTCCAAGTTCTGCCGCTTCTTTCTTCTTCATCCATTCAAACTTCTCACGCTCAAACTTTAGAGTCTCTAGTTTCAACTGGAACTCAGACTGTTTCATCTGAGCCTCTGCTTGTTGCGCTTGAGCCTGTACTTGTTTTAACTGAGCATCAGCCATGTCTTTCTGTGACTCACCCTGAGCCGCAATCATGTCTGGGCTTGGTTGTGGTTCGGGCGGTTCAATCTGACGAGGATCGCCAATAAATCTAGATGGGTTACGGTAACCTGCATTTTTAATAAACTCACTAGCTAAGGCATGAACATGCTCTGGTTTAATTAGATAACCACCTTGAGTTTCACCTACGCCTCTAAGCATGGTTGCAATGTTGTTTAAGTGCATTAGTTGTTGGTCTTTGTTTTGATTACCTAACCCAACAGTCACTGCCATATCAAATCTATCTTTCCAATCGTAAGGGGCAACAGGTACGTATTGTCCTCTAAGCTTAACAATATCTACTTCACTGTTGTTTGTACGGATTAGACGATAGAGTTGTAAGAATAGTTCTTTAACGCCTGTTTCTGCAAAGATACGAGCAATAAGCTGAATCTTTTCCTGAGCCGCAGTCATTACCTGATTAACTGCTGTAGCGGCTGTATTAGATGTTAATGCTGAAGGGTCTAAGCCTTGAGTCATTCTAGAAACACCCACACGGTCTTCTCTTTCTTTGTCTAGCTCGTTTAAGAAGGGGAAGGTAGCCTGACCTAGCTGTGGCACTGGAAGCTGTCTAACAGCGCCCTGTACCTTCTCACGAACAATACCACCAATGCGGTTGTCGATAAGGTCTTGCAGATTTACTTGATTCTCTACTGCCGCATATCTACCTGCATTAGATAGTGCTAGGTTATCTAGAGTGTGTCTCCACATCTTACTTCTAATTTCTTGAATATCTTTTACAAGGTCAGCAATACTAACACCAGTAAACTTATGAGGCATCATGATTGGAGATAAGTTGATAATAGGCAAGTGACCTACTTCTTCTTTGTCAAGTACAACATTACCTACCATGTGTACTTCCATGAGCTTCATCTTTTCTTCGTCTTCGTCAAATACTCTAACCCATGCTTTAATGTATTCAACAACTGTATCATTTGAAAAGTCAATAGGTTCTTCTACATCATCAAATCTAGAGTTCTCAACTTCTGAGTTCATCAGGACTGATCGGTGTCCCTCTCGGACATCTTCTCGACTATAACCTGCATCAACAAGTGACCCAATGCTAACTTCTTGTACTCTTGCGACAAAGGTTGCGTCTTTAAGACTTTTACTTCTCGCCTTAATCCTAAACTCAGAGGATGGGATGTTGTCAACGACTGGCTTACCGCGATAATCGTCACGGCGTACAGTAACATCATAGAGGTTCGGGTCTTCTTCATTAACTTCCTTTTTAACAATCTCTAGTCTCTCATCTTCTTCAAGAGCTTGGACTTCAATCTCTTCAATGCCTGTAAAGTTCTCAATATCACAGTATTCATCTTGTTGCCAACTTACTTCTACCAAACCGTTCTTCATTAGAAGAGCATCTTTGAACCATGTATACAATACGTTAAAACCATCACACCGCTTGTCAAACACATAGTTTAAATAGTCTGTAGCCTGTTGAGCCGCATTCTCATCTTCAGCGCCTGTTGGCTCAAACTCAACAAATGTATCCCCTGAAGCAAACACTTTCATTAGAGAAGGCATAATACCCTCTACTGTTTTCAAAGTATCTCTAGTTACTACAGAAGAAAAGCCATCTTCCTCATCCCCAAAGGGCTTCCCATAGTAATAGTCTAAAGCCTCGGACTGCTGTTCAGCTAGATCACTATTAGCCCAAGAGTCAGCCGTGTTCAGTTCTATGCCGACTAACTGTGCTAGTGCTTCATCTGTTATACTTGTTTCCATTTATACATTACTCCAGTTTTTAATTGGGAGAGACCGATCACCGTAATCAGTCCAGTTCTGTGACTTACCTGCTATTGCAAACTGAGCGCACATTACAGCATATCTCGTTGCACACAGAATATCATCTTTTATTGGTACTATCTTTCCATCCTTCCTGTGGTATGCTCTAAACTCTTTGAACCATTCTTCTAAGTGTGAGAATACCTTAAACCTTCCTGTCTCCATTCTTTGAAGCATTTCCATAATAGAAGGTTCAATAAAGTTGTTACCCTTTCCTGTTTCGCCAACAGCCTTTGGATTACGCGCCCAATCATGCAACATGTTGACACCTTGATCTCGATACTGTGAAGCAAGGCTCACTCCGCTTCCCTTATCGCTCTGTAAGCCATCCTTAGGCCAAGCCACTGGTATCCATTGGGGTCGTTGCTTAATCGCCGCAGAATGGATTATAGCGGTTTCCTGACGGTTTGAATAAGTATCATAGACATAATACGTATCGCTTTCTTCGTCTATAGCTATCCAAGCAACTGCTGTAGGGTGGTCATAACCAAAGTCAAGACCTGCAATTCTTTTCCAGTGGTCTGGTATTTCAAAAGCATCAACCATGATGTTGTCTTCTGATACGGGAAACACAAGACCAGAACCAAATACAGGAATACCTTGACTTCTTAGTTGTCTCTCGTGTGGAGGATACTGAGCCAATAGCTGTTCTTTAGTCTCTTCGTCTAAATGAGGAGCATCGTCCCACGTAGCCTGTATTAATCTTTGACCATCTTTAATGTCATTCATGAATTGGTTTACAACAGGGGTCATACCGTCCTCTGGAGTAAACGTCATCATTACGTATCCGTTTGTTGCTACGGTACGTGTAATACACTGGGTGTAGATATTAGAAGGTGGTTGCTCATCAAGCCAAATCCAATCTACTGGTCTGCCGTAGAACTTCTCTTCACCCATCTCGTAGGACTTAAAGCCAATACGAGACCAACCATCAGGGTTGCCGTTCTTATCGTGGTGCTGAACCATAACACTATCATACGTGTTACCTGTTGCACCTCTACGTCTAGTCTTCTCTCCAATCATTGAAAGGTTAACCATGCCTGTACCCCACATGTCTTCACTTTCAGCTAGACCAAACAATTCTGTCTGTAGAATATCTCTTGTCGTATCGTTAGATACACCTGCCGCCCAACAGTAGATAGGCTTATCAAATCTATTGCCTTTCCACCAATCAGGGTATAAACCTGTCAAGTGACACGCTGTAATGTATGCACCACTTGTAGACTTACCAATCTGGTTAGCACACATTGCCAACACCTGATGAGCATCTTTGGTGGAATTAGCTAGACTCTGTTGCCAAGGATACAAATCAAAGTGATCTTTCTTGTTGAACTTTATTCTTTCTTTCTGTTCCTTCAACAATTCAAGAAGACGTTTCTTCTGATCCTTTGGAATCTTTGCAAGTTGTTCTGGCGTTAAATCCACTGCTATTCTACTTCCGCATCAATGACAGGGTTCTTGTTTAATATTGCTAACAGCTCTGTTTGAAGCTCTTCATCTTTCAAGTCTTTAGCTTCTTTGTCTGTTACAATCATCTCCATAGGTTTGTCGTACCCTGCTCTGTACAGAATATCTTGTTGCGCTTTTAGCCTTATAGACTCTTGTTTGGCTGTCTGGGCTAACTCAATAATACCTGTTAACGCCATAGGTACATGAGCGCCTATGCGTTCTTTAACCATAGACTCAACAAGTCTCCAGTTGTCACGCAAACGAGACATTGCTGTCCCTGCGCTGTTAGGAGAGTATCCTGCTTGTGTCCACGCCTCACGAGCATTACCAGACTCGACATAGTACGCGACAAACCGAAGGAACTGTTCATTGACGTTGTATTCGTCAGGGTCGCTCTTCTTGAGTAGACGAACCTTCTTTCTCATATCTTTATCAGACATTTGTTACCTCTAGCAACACTATCGTTACATGATCTATGTAGTCGGTACATGCACGACAGCGAGACAAGCTATTGTTATAGACGATGACAATTAGCTATAAGGTTAATTGCAATTAATATTCAACAACCATTGCTAATAATCTTTGTTTACTTCATAGTTATATTATAGCATACTTTTAAGTAAATGTCAATCATTATTGTGACCCAATGTAACATTCAAGTTTTCAGAATCTCGCCAGAGAGAGCAACTAACCTTCCCCCTACGCCGTCTGTGTAGCTATAAGGGGGTGGGGTAGTCCTGTACGTCTATACAGTACTGGACAGATATACAGTGTTACAGGAGCGATACTGGGTAGCTATACAGTACTGTACAGATATACAGTGTAGGAATTATTTCGTTAGCATAGTGTGTGCGCGTATGCAACCATTATATAGCACTATGCATATCTATCATGACTATCACGAAACCCATAAGCATTTGTTATATCAATAAATTTCAATGCTACTAGTTAGGATATCTGCACCACCTATCACAACACCACCAACAATGCAAATTAAAGCGTGACTCGATTGGCTGTTTTGGTCTTCACTTAATTATAACATTGTTATAAAAAGACTTGCATTTATCAACCAAGTCTATATTATAGGTATCAGTAACTAATCAATCACTTTATAAGGAACAAATTATGACTACATTAACTATCAAAAACGCTAAAGTTTTGGCTACTGCTTACATTAACGCACAATCTACCCGCGACAGTGTAACGTCAGTATTAAATGCAAGCTACACTGCTCACACTGAAAAAGATGCAAAAGCTACAAAGTTTATAATTGCATTTTGGGGTGAAGTCGCAAAAGATAAGAAAGCACTAGCAACATTACGCGCCTTATTCAATAGAGTAACTAAAAAGATCAACAAAGAAAAAGGCATCAGTGAATTAGCCTGCACTGTCAAAGATGGCAAAATCCAAGAAGTCGCGCCTAGAGTTAAAACTGGTAACGGCGGTGGTGAGGGTGAGACTGCTGAAAATGGTACTAGTGTTGAGACCATCAAAGCTGATACGGCTATACAATACAAGTCAGCATTGCATATATTGGAACGTATGCAAAAAGCTGAAAAAGACGAGAAAAAAGCTGAAGCGTTAGATATAGCTATCAAAGCACTAGCCAGTCGCGTAGCCTAACCAATGGATAACAGCAATGACAAGGAAGTCTAAGCTGTTATAACATTGTTATAATTATTGATTCAGTAGTTATAACAATGTTATAATTCTTAAAACTAAACGAGGTAATTGTATGGATAAGTTTACAAAGAAAGCAGTATTTAATAGGATTTTGCGCGACTATTATACGCATTATAATCATTATCTAGGGCAGGATATTACGAGGCTCAAACATATATCTATGAATGGGTACGATCGGTTGCATGATGATCCTGTATACAATCAAATCTTGAAGTATAAGCAGGAGTACGAGTTTAAATGCGAGGCTCTAACTGATCTATTGGTTGAGTTATTTTCGACCAAGTACCGAGCATTCTATACGAATTACGAGCGATTCAATATCGTATTGGCTGAGAGATCGCTTGAGTTAATAGGCAAGCGCTTGGAATTAGAACGTAAACTAAAAGGCGAGGTAGTGTAACATGGCGGGATTTATATTATACGAGGGCGATAGCTTACTGACTGGTAAACCTATCGTAGTGATTGCGACAATGGGCGGTAACAATCCTAAAACTGACAATGATTTCAAATCAATGGTGCAGACTTGGATATTGTGCCGAGATGTTGAGCCGAATATCGCGGTGAAAACTGGTGAAGATGAAGATGTATGCGGTAACTGTATACAGCGCCCAAGTCTAGGCGGGGCTTGCTATGTGCGAACGTATCAAGCGCCCTTGTCAATATGGCGAGCATATAAGCGGGGGAATTATAACAATGTTATAAATCTGGAAAGTTTACGCGGTGCTGAATTGCGACTAGGTAGTTACGGCGATCCATCGGCTGTACCGTATGAGGTGTGGCGTAATCTGATCGACAAAGTACAGCCTAGACTAATGACTGGGTATACGCACCAGATGTCGCATCGAGCATTTGACAAACGCATGGGTGAAATCTGTATGATTAGTGCAGATACGCCAAAGGTCGCGCTCAAGGCTCAAGCCGATGGATTCCGCACGTTTAGAATGACTAGCGACTCAACTCAGCTATTGCCTAATGAGATCGTATGCGTGAATGAGACTGAGGGTACTAGCTGTATAGATTGTGGGCTGTGCGATGGCGCGAATGACAAGCCGAACATCGCCATACTAGCGCATGGTGCAAAGGCGAATAGCTACAACAAGAAGTATGAAAAGATCAATGTAATTAATTTATAACTGAGTTATAAGGAGAAGTATGATGAGTAAGTATGAACGTGAATGTAGAGCGACTAGGTATCTAGCGCGTAAGAAGTATGATCGCGAACGTAAAGCTGATGAGGCTTGGGAGATTGTATTATTATCAGGTGCTGTATTGTTTGCGGTGATGTTGATAACTAAAACTGGGAGTGTATTGTTATGATGTATTCAGTATGGGTAGGTGGCGTTGAGGTTAACGCTAACCTAATGTATAAAAAGGAAGCCGAGCGTGTAGCTAAGATGTGGCGCGATGATGGCTATGATGATGTGCAGGTGATGAGTTATGAGGGATATACTAGTTAAAGTGTGGCGTGTATGGGTGAAAGCATTGGGCGAGAAGTCTGGTGCGAGTAATCGAGAAGCTGATTATATTGCAGTGGTACGCAGTATAATTGTGGGGTTGAACTTTATTAC